CTCTTTACGTTTCTTAGGATCCTTCTCATCAGGATCCATCATCGCAGCAAGGGATAATACGTCGTTTGGGTCAAACCCAATGTCAGAGTCAATAAACATCAGGTGAGTATAATCCCCACGCATAAATTCATCAACACAATAGTTTCTAGCACGAGTAATTAGTGACTCGTTGAATAAGTAAAAGAATTTGATATCCACATCATATGCTTGACCAAGTTTGGCAAGGTCGGCAGTTGATTTACAATACATTCCATGACATTGTCCACCATACATCGGTGTGGCGACAAAGATTTTTCTTTTTCTTAATTCAGATAATTCAATTTCCAATTCCATTTTTCTCCAAAAGGTTAATTCTCATATTATATTATATACTAAAGAGGGCAGAAAGTAAAGTTCTGCCCTCTTTTTGTTTAGTCAACTACTAAGGATTTTTATACGAAGGACTGTTTGGGTTAAAACTCACTGAGTTATCATATTCTTTAGTTTCATCCTCAACTTTAGTCACACCAGAAACATCACCATACTGCTCAACACCAGCATCAATCTTAGTATATAAGTCAGCAAAAGACAACTTAGTATCTTCATCAAAACGGTTAATACATAAGTTAATTGCTTTCATTCGGTCACCGAAAATAGAAAATGCTTTAGCAACGTGAACCAGACGACGAGTAGAAATAATTTCATCAACACCACCGTCATAAAAAGTCTTACGGATAATGTCAGCCCAGTCTACAAGTTTCTCAACAAAGTCATTATCTTTAATATCTAAAGACACAAACACACGACCAAGAATTTTCTTTTCAATTGCTGGGGAAGGATATTCCTGCTCAACAGTAATTGGGAAACGTTCAAGGAATGCTTCATTCAGAATGTTAGTCCCGATAAAACGACCATCATCAGATCCTTTACCTTTAGTGTTAGCAGTTGCGATAGCAGTAAAACCTTTCTTCGGAGTCACATACTCACCAGTCTTTTTAATAAAGTAACCACCACCCTCAAGGATAGACTGAAGACACATAATCTTAGCAGGATTACCAAGGTCAATTTCATCTAGTAAAAGTACAGCACCCATTTCCATTGCTTTAATCACTGGACCTTTAAAGAATTTCGTTTCACCATTCACTAAACGGAAACCACCAATTAAGTCATCCTCATCAGTTTCAACTGTAAAGTTCACACGGATAACTTCGCGACCAGTTTGGGCACACGCTTGTTCAATTCCGAACGTCTTACCATTACCAGACATACCTGTTACGAACACAGGATAAAACATTTTACTCTGTAAGATTTTCTTAACAGTAGCAAAGTTACCGAACGGAACAAACAACGGATCCTTAGTAGGAACAAGGTTCTCAGCAAATGAGTCACTCTCAACATTAAAGTCCTTAACATTCACCGTCATCGCAGCAACTGTATCAACTTCTTTATTAGTAACAACTTCAGCATCGAGAGGAGAACGGTATTGACCACGACCAACACGTAATTCAGTTTTCAATAGAAAGTGCGGGAAAGGCATATCCAGTTCCTCAGCAGTTTCTGTTATTTGATTATTGGTCATAGTCGAACCGAATTTCTCGAAGACGACTGTCGCCAATTTATTTTGCATTTCAATTTTATTCATAATATATACTCCTTTTATTTTTTAACATAATAACTCAATCAACACTACCTATTATACCCTAATTGCCGCAGAAAGGTAAAAGAATAACACCTTAATAGTAGGGGATTAAGCAACCTCACGAACAAACTCATTCAATAAGGCACGAGAGGTAACTTTATTTTTACTTGCCTTCTTAAAGGCATTTCTCAACTGAGTAGTAGTCGCACCTTCAGCAACCTCAAACTCACCATTAGCAGATTTTAATGCATCGCCACCACCAATTCCAAAATACTTAGTGTATCCAGCAGAAGGAATCACACAATACTTATCTTTTCTCATTGCTTTTGACAATTTAGCATAATCAGTATCCCAAGGCAACCCTCTCAACTCTCTACGAATTTGATTGATAGCAGTCGGTAAAATACGGAAACCAATAGTAGAAGAACCAGTTCTATCACGATAGATCTTCAAAAACATTTCAGTAAATTCGATACGATTCATATCTTTTGACAACGGATATCTTTTCTTAGTGACTGGGTCAATTACATTAACTTGACCACTAAACCTCCAATCATTTAAATCGTTCAAACCAGAACTCGTCTCATCAGATACACAGTCACCATCGTCATCATACCTTTTTTGTTCGATTTTTACATGGGAATTATGACTATCACCATCAGTCAAGATTATTGTATTCACAATATCAACTCGGTGTTGCTTCAAAAACATATCATGTAAACTAGACGCACCCATGATAGCAGTATCAAGAGGTGTTCCGTGTAAATTGTATTGAATCGGAACTTTTCTAGGATCCGAACCAAATGCTAACATAAACTTTTGCATTTGAACAAAATCCTTTCTATTCATCTTACTGTTAAACAACTCAAGGTATCTATAATTTTCATCATAGTAAATAGTATCACCACCTACTTCATCAAAAAATAATTTATCACTTTTAATATTTTCGTTTCCACCCTCTACAGAATAACCAGTAGTGAAGGCATAAACACGGAAAGGAATATTCACAATTCTCGAGAAGTTCACTAGATTAAGAAGTTGTTCCATAGTCGCTTTCATATCATGATGCATAGAACCTGACCAGTCAAGATACATAATCATTCCGTGAGATTTTCCTTCAGGGATGGTGGTAACTTTCTTAAAGATATCGTCATTATATAAGTAAGAGTTCATTTTAACTGGGTCAATAACACCAGTCTTAGAAGTAGTCGCACGTTGGTATTCTCTAGCAGATTTTTTCATTTCAAATTCTTTTACAAGATAGGCAATTGCTTTTTTATTATTTGCCATAAACTTAATAAACAATTCTTCACCACGAGTTCCAATCAAATTTGACGCACCAGTCCAAGAGGTAATCTCTCCAAGCACTTTACGTCTGTCATCATATGCTTTAAAATCAGAAATAATAGTTTTATAATCAACGATTAGTGGAGCAACATCGCCAACGTTTAACATAACGTTTTTAATCTCAATTCCGGAGTCGTTATTATAATTAGAATTAATATTTTGACTTAAAGTTTCATCAGTCACAGAAGAAACCTCAGTGTTGCCACCTGGACCCTTAATAGGACTTTCGCCAGTTTCATCAGAATCATCATCAGAATCATCATCACCGTCATCAGAGTCTAAACCGTCAATTGATTCAGTCTCACCATCAATTTCTTCATCACCAAACTCGTCATCACTAAATTCATGCTCCATTTCTTGGGCAAGTTCGTCATCCTCTTCCTGCTTTTCTTTAGCATAAGCATAAAGTCGAGTAGCAACATCAACTACCTCATCCCAAGTTTCAAGTTTTTCAATTTCATCAACCCAAACCTTTTCGCCAGTTTCAATACGAACACCAGAAGTAGCACCTACTTTAAATAAAGTATTAATACGGTCAATCAACGGCAACGTATTTAATTTTTCAATATCACCACCGAAGAAACCATCGGCAAGCATTTTCTTATAAGATTTGATAAACGAACGTCTCAGTCCAGGATATCTTCTTTGAATTAGTTTTTCGATACGAGCATCTTCAACAACGTTCAAGAACGATTTGAAACCTGGACCCATATCTTTTTTAAGTTCCTTTTCCCAACCCTTGAATGGGGTATATAAGGCATGACCAACCTCATGCCCAGTCAAGTGGTCATAAGTTTCATTGGTCATATCGTTCCAGACAGGTAAAGTCAGGACACGATTTTTCACGTCAAACGACGCAGTCTTGGCATTAGCATGCAATACGGTAACATCTTCCGTAGCAAGTAATTTCGCAAGTAAATCTTTTTGGTTAAACATAATATAAACTCCTTTTCAATCAATCAATACTTATATTATACCCTAACTGGGATACAACAGCAACTAAATAGTCACTTTTATTTTAGGGTTATTAAACAGTAGCAACGGCAGTTGAACCAAGTCTAAGAACATCGTTCTGGCCAGCATTTGACCCAGCTCTCGTTCCTGGTTTACAAGTAAATTGACTAATTTTAACTCGTTTCGCTTTAACAACTCTAACAACGCCTCCTTTCATTTTAAACTCAGCAATTTGAGCAGCAAGGATAGCAGACGCATCTTCTTTAACTTCATTTCTAAACATTTTCATCATATTATATACTCCGTTTTTATTATTAAATTCAACATATTAACTCAACCTACACTACCTATTATACCCTAAACTGCGCAAATAGGTGAAAGAATAACACCTTAATAGTAGGGGATTAAAAACATCCATTATTTAACCTCCGAGAAAGATGCAACAACTGACTCAGCAGCACCGCCAAAAAACTTATCACCAATGTACCAACCATCCTCTAATGATTCGAACCAACCAGTAGCAATAACCTTACCACCATCTTGTTTAAATACAACGTTGCCCTCTTCAGTTTTACCAAAGACAACACCGTTTTTCTTAGCAAGTATTTTTATTAATTTCATATTTTTAACTCCGTTTTTTATCAACTCAATACCACCTATTATACCCTAATTGCTTCAGAAAGGTGAAAGAATAACACGGTAAATAATAGGGGATTGTAGATAATAAAAAACCTCCGTTTTAGGAGGTTTTAAAGAAACAAATAATTATAATTATTAGTGTCTAGTTGAGGCAGGACTGAATACGTTAAACAGTCATAGACTCACGAGCAGTTTTAAACTCAAGGTATGCTTTATATTCAGAGATAGTCATAGTACCCATATCGACATTATGAGTATTACGAATAATAACACCATCTTCAATCTGACCACCAGCACTCCAAGGGGTATCGTGACCAAAGATAGCATTATCAATATCTAGTTCATCACCATCAATAGCACAAGTAAAGTTTTGATATGCTAACATATCAAACTTCTTATCACGAGAGATAGTTCTACGACCATCACGGAATAATACACTGTTAGTAATATCCATCAGTTCAAGATATAACTCAGCAACTTCCTTCTGTTGAACAGGGTTGGCAAAGTTTTTAATGGCAAGTCTAGCAAAAGACTTAACAATTAAAGTTTCTACTTTAAAACTAGAGATATTAAAGTTTCTAAATTCAGTATCAAATTTATTTTCATTATTTCCAGTCAGCATAGAGTGTGCCTTAAAGAATTCTTTAGCAAAGTCATCATAGTTTTGAATTTTAAAATCATTATTCTGAGAAAATAACTCAAACCAAACAACCTGAAATGCTGCAAAAGTATCTGTATTAAATTTCTTATTAACACAATTTCTTATTGCTAATGCATCATTTAAAAACTTATCAATTCTCTTTCCGTTCTTCATACTAACGGAAACATCTTGTTCTACCATTTCACCAAGAATTTCTAAACCAGCATTAGCATTGCCACCAGCAAGAACTTTAATAGCAACTAGACCAACATACTCATCCCACTTTCTACGAGGATTAACATTAGTATTCCAATTAACAGGTTTAGGTGCTTTACCATTCTTACTTACTGCATCAAACAACGGATGTACGGTATTATTATACTCAGAGTAGAATGCAACTCTAGAACGAATTTCTCTAGCAAAACTAGATGTATCATTTGACATAATCATTTCAATAGGATTTACTGGTGTTACAGTATTAAGTCTACGGAAAATCTCAGTCGCTTGTTTATTATCAGCAACATATGCTGTAATATTGATAATAATTTCATTGAATGCTTTTTGTACATCATCAGGCAAGTCAATGTATCTTAAACCATTAACACCAAACTTGTTCATACTAAAATCTCTAATTGCTCTGATACGGTGACCACCATCAATTACTAGGTAGTTTGTATTGGGATACACTTTTTGATTGTTGGCATCATTTCTAACATCACGTAAAGTGATTTCACCAATAGAATATCCTTTAATTAGTGATTCGATAATGCCTTTTGATTTTCCCCATCCTTCTGAAACTGGTGGACGTTGACCGATAGGATTAGGGTTAATCTTACCGTTTTGAGATTCAACGATTAAGTCGTTGACACTTTTATTGAAAGTTGTATGTTGCATACACTTCTCCTTATATTGCGTAGAACGATGTCCTACTATTAAATTCCGACTGTAAAACCAGTCGTATCACACTACTATTATAACTTATTTCACATCAAAAGTAAAGTTTTTTACTACTTTATTTACCATTGACCGTCATCAAGTATTACTCTGATATTGATGCATAAAAACTGTAACTCTAAAGTATCAATTCTGCCCAAGTCTTCGTCTTTAATGATTTCCCATCTAAAGTCCCAATGAAAGGGATTTACTATTAAAGTAATCCAAATGCCTGAATATCTCAACCAATTCATAATCACCCGAAGAACGAATCAAGTGATGCAACTTCTTCTTTAACAAAGTGAGCATCCCATTGTTTGTTTCCATCTCTCTCAAACTTAGGATCGGTAAACTTAGGTGTTTCTAATTTTCCGTGGTATCCTGCATCCTTACCGAATGCTAAATTGATATAATCCTCAGCAATTTTCTTTCTATCAAAATTCTGTATAACTTTATAGTTGTTCTCAACTATTTGCATATATGCCTTCTCTGGGATATCTAAGAACTGATTGATTTTGTCAGCATACTCTTTAGGTTTGTAATCAAACTTCAACATCAAATAATTCTTGTTTGGACGAAATAGTGACCCAATCCCCTCATCGTTAGATGCGATTCCTCTATTAACAGCAATCGGCACAGTACCAGTTCTCATTGCATCAACTACAACCCTATTAAAGTGCTCACCATATGAGTTAGACCAAGATGAGTCAATCATAAACAAAGACTCTCTCAGGATTCCGTCACGTCTTTCCTCAGTGATAAAACCAAGATATTCCATACCATTAGCAGTTGCATTATCCCAGATTTTATTTCCTAGAATATCGTCTGAGGCATGTGGATCCCGTTCCTTTGTACAGTAGTATTCTGGTTTACACTTATCAATTGAACACATATAGTTTCTTTCAATACCATCGCCAGCAACATATACCTTAGCATCCTTTAAGTATGGAACTGATGCAACTAAATCGTCTACCCTTTTCCATCTCTTAAACGTTTGAGCAGATAACAACTGACGTTTACGTTCAGAGAATGCAGGTGCTTTAGGTAATGGGTCAATCTGTTGAGGATTTAAAATCATTGCTCTTGGTAAATCAATTGCTTCAGCACTTGCATATGCACTAGGATGTACGCATGCTAGACCAGCAAGTTTATGTTTCAATAGATTAATCCAAGGATATAACTTTCTCAAATTACCATCGTGAATGATAGCAACTTGTTTAGCAGTTACATCTTGTACCATAGGCAACCAATCAGTATTTTCTTCAGTGTTCTTATTCTTGAACCCGAAGATACTTTGCCAGATGACAACATCGTGTTGATTTGCCATTTCTACAAACTCTTGAATACTTTTCTTGTTCAAGAATGAGTAGTAATCCGTAATCCAACCTTTTCCTTGGTGGACAGGGAGTCCAGTTCCTTCGCCAATGGCATATCCTTCTGCTAGAACAGTAGGGATTTCTACTTTCTTAGGATAAACCGCAGTTGGTTTCAAGAATGCGAATGTCACATCGTGACCCATTTCTTTTAAACCTGCAATCAACTGCTCATTATGATTAATAATGCCACCAAAATTGTTGAACGAATGTACTGGGACTAAAACTTTCATTAGAAGAAACCCTCCAATGTTGCTTTTTCTTCAAGTGCTTCAGGATGATAATCTTCTAACCATTCTAAACCTTTGTCTTGTGCATGAAGATAATCATACCACTCATCACTAGTCCACATGCTAGGTGATACTCCGTTCCAGAAAGGTCTCCATAATTCGTGTCCTTTATTTAATCTACGACTATCAACAAATGCCCTACGTGTATGCTCATAATCCCAACTGCCTAACTTATCCATATCCTCACGATAGTAGAAAATCAAACTCATACGTAACATCTCATCAGGACCAGAATCTGGTTCTTTAATAGGAGTATTGCCGTGAATAATTCTCATGTTATCAATTAGTAATAAATCTCCTGGTCGGATATTAATTGCGGCACGTACTTCAGGTGTTACAAGATATCCTCCATTCCAATCCTTACCGTCTTTAGTAATTACAGTTAAGTTAGAGAACCCCTCATTCAAAGATCCTGCATCACGGTGACAAGCACATCTAGCATTTCTATCACTCTGTGTAGTATTAACAGTAATAGTAGTGAACGTAGTATCTTCACCAATTATAAATTTATCGTCTAATCTATCTGAAAATACTTTTTGTTTTTCATAACGTCCTGGGACTAATCGTTTAAATTCTGCGTCAAGTTTCCTTGCGAACGGATAACACTTCTCAAACTTAGCACGGTTATGCTCAACGAAAGAAGTTGCTCTGCCATAAGGAATACGAGGATATCTACCATAGAAACCTGCGATGCCTGACCAGATTGGTGAAGCATAAGAAGTATCAGAAATCATTACCTTGCGAATTTGTTTAGCATAAACTTCTGCTTTGTAAACTTCAAATTCTTTTAAACGTTTCATTGCAACATCAAAGAAGTCAGTGTATTGACCGAACTCACTCTCAATCTTAGAACGTAACCAAACTGACCCACGTGTTTCATATGCAGACCTTTTGTGTTTTTCAATGATTGATTCGATTTGGTCAGACCCATCGATACTTTGTGGTTGCCCTTTAGCATAATACTCAATGATATCTGCTTGGAATGGTGTCACCCAATCACGGTTGCCTGACTGTTCAGATCTTGGACCTGCTGCCATACCACGATTATTAGATTCAACTGCTGAGTCATATAACCCCTCAAATGCACCAAGTTGTTCTTCTGGTGTAAATACATTCTTACGGAATTTAAATGCTAATCTTGACTCATCAATACAATCAATACGTTCTTCATTAGAACTCTGTGACTTTGTCATATCACATTCAGGTGGGAAATATACGTCGGCATCATTATCAATCAGCAAATCGTAGAAACTTTCATCAACATACTTACCAAGTAATTTGTCAGAAGGAATTGTAAATTGTGCGATATAAACGTCTTGTCCTTCATCACCTTTATACTTGTGCCACGTGTTTCCGTTGATTACAATTTCTTCCATATTTTCTCCTGTCTATTACTCTATTATACTACTATTTAGACAATCTGTCAAGTTTTTTCTTATTTCGTTTTGCTTGGTCGAGGTGAAACTTAGAAACCTTGCTCATAAATAATGTTCCTTGTAAATGGTCATACTCATGCTGGAATGAACGAGCAGTAAACCCATCAAACTTGATTGTGTCAACGTTGCCATCATGCCCAGAGAACCTTGCCTTAATCATAGTTGGTCGTTTAACCTTCACGAATAAGTTAGGGAATGATAAACATCCCTCTTCAGCTAATTGAATTGATTGAGCAAAATCTACGATGGTCGGATTAAAAACTGAGAAAATACTCTCAGGGATATGTGGGTTTCCAATAACGAATACGTTATAAGGAATTCCTACTTGATTCGCAGAAAGACCTAGACCGTTACTTTCAATCATCGTATCTCTTAGGTTTTCAAATAACTCAGTCGGATCCATAGGTGGATTTCTAAAGTCAAATCGTTGAGTTGGTTCTCTTAATATTTCGTTTGTTAATTTTAATATCATACTATCCTGCTAAAGTTTTTAATTTTCTGAAATTCAATCTTACTTCTAAATTTATCAATCAATACATCACCCTTATGTGAGATGACGAATACATTTGTTTCGTTGCCTAGTTCGTGTAATAGTTTTAAGAACTCATCACAACCAGTTGAGTCAAGGGAAGCATCGAATACCTCGTCTAGAATTAACAGATTGGTATTGATACTATTCTTCATCTTAGCAATTGCTCTCCAAGTGAATAGTAATGCTAAGTCTAAACGCATCTTCTCACCTTCACTAAAACTAGCATAACTAAATGCATCACGATACCTACTCTTAATAGTTTCGTTAAACTCTTCATCTAATTCAAAGTTTACAAAGAATTCTAGGGATGCCAAATACTTATTGATTAACTTGTTCATAATAGGTATGTACTGCCTGATGATTTTAGTTTTAATGCCACCATCCTTTAGCATACCTGAAGCAAATCCAAGCAACTCTTTGTCAATTGAATTTGCTTCTTTATTAATATCTAATTCGTCCATATCAGATTTTAGTTCTGTTATCTTAGACTCATCACCGTTATCTTGTTCACCTTTAGATTCTAGAATTCTGATTCTTGTATTAGCAGACTTACCGTTGTCCTTCATATGTTTCATTGAGGATTGGTGTTCTCTAATCTTTATCTGGTTATTTTGAATTTGAGATTGCAGGTTGTCAATCTTAGTAATCTCTTCAATGAGTTTATCTTGCTCAGTAACTAATTGACCAATAGCATCCTCAGTTTGTTTAATAGTTTTTTGAGTTGATTCAATCTTTTCTGCTTTAATTTTTAAATCAATTAACTGTTCGCAAGTTGGGCAGTTATCATTCTTCTCAAAGAATAATTTACGTTTGTTATTGGTGTGTGTTTTGTCATGCAATTTCTGTAATAGATCTGATATTTTAGCAGACTTATTCTTAACCTTTTGCTCATGCCCGACCTCAGCAAGTAACTCAACAACCTCATCACCCAATTTAGTACATGCATTGTCAGACGTTTCGTATTTATTTTCGTACCCATTTCGTTCAAGTATGATGGATTCAATTTGTTTGTTTACATCATTCTTCAGTTGCTCTAAGTATTCGTGTTGTACTTGTATCTTATCTTCAGTCAAATCAATCTGATAATTAATCTCTTGAGTTTCCTTCTTATTAATTGAGATACGATCTTTCAATATAGTATTCATATTAGAGAAGATTTGAATATCTAGCAAATCCTCAATAATAATTCTTCGGTCATATGACTTCAACTGCATAAACGGTGTGAATGATGCATTACCCAAGACTACAATCTGAGTAAATGATTTGTAGTTTAATTTGAGGATACTTCCTTCTAACGTTTCTTGATAATCCCTAGAACTTCCAGGTTGATTTAACAACGTGCCATTCTTATAGATTTCAAACACGTTAGGTTTGATACCACGTTTCACTTCATATTCAATCTGACCGATGTTGAAAGTAATCTCTACTAGCAAGTCTTTCTGGTTGATAGAGTTGAGTAGTTGGTTCTTCTTAATATCTCTAAATGGTTTGTTGAACAACACAAAACACAGAGCATCGATGAACGAACTCTTACCTGCACCGTTCTCACCCACTACGATAGTGTTTGGAGATCGGTCTAGTTCTAGTTCGGTAAAGACGTTACCTGTTGACAGTATATTTTTATACCGTAATTTCTTAAAATGAATCATAATATAATTATACCCTATTTCCCCCCAAAAGTAAAGTTATACGTCCATACTAATTGCTTCGGAGTATAACTCTCTCATTAGAATATCCAAATTCACTTTAGGTACATTTTCCGGAAGGTTGTCAATATATTTTGACATAATCGTTTGAGTAGTTTCTGCTTCGTTGATAATATCATCGTCATCCTCTAAGTCAAGATTGAGATGGTCATCAACGATTTGAATATGAATAGGATCTGCTTTGTATAACTTGTCCATAAACAAGTCAAACCAATAAGGATTGTCATTAGTTTGACGCACCACTTTAACGTATGTGTTTTTATATGAGTCAAAATTGAAGTCGAGTATTTCCTCAATAGTTTTGTTGTTATCAGAGTAAAATACTTTCTTAAACATTGACACTGGGTTTCTTACGAATTCAATTTCCCTTGTATCAGTGTCATAGATATGAAAACCTTTAGCATCGTTGAAGTCAGCCCAAGTCAATTCATATGGGCAACCTAGATACTCAACGTTCTTAGTTGTAGACTTATGATGAAAATGTCCAGAGCATACCAAATCAAACTTACTAAAGTCTGAAACTTTCATACCATGAGGATTTGGCATACCTACATTCATTAAGCAACCAGCAATCTCAAGATGACCAAACATAACTTGAGCAGGTGTCTTATCCATTGCGTCAATTGCTACATCATAATTCTGAGCATTAATCCAAGGCATAATTAAAATATCATGCCCATCAAAAGTTAGTGTCGTTGGTTTAGAATATGACTTAACCTTAGTCCCACCAAATAACTCATTCATAGAGTTTACTTCATTCGTGTTCTTAAACGGAACATCGTGGTTGCCTACAATAACGTGTAAGTCAATTTCCTTCTTATCGCACACATCAATAAAGATATCCTTCATCTTTCTCAGTGTGACATAGTTGATATACTTACGTCTGTCTACAATATCACCCAAGTGAATAATTGTATCAATATTTCTCTTTTCTAATTCCGGAAAGAACTGCTTTGTATAGAAGTCTTCAAAGTAATCGTGAAAGTGTGAACAGTCAGACCTCGCTCCCCAGTGTGTATCCGTGATTAAACCAATCTTCACTTAACAACCTTTTTCATTTTTGCCGACTCAAAGTTCTGAATAAACTCAGATTGATATTCTTTAGCACCTTCACTCGACTTAATACTTGAGTCGAAATTACCATTAATATCATGTCCTTGCATATCAGCAGTCTCACCAGTTATGTTTGCGTTTTCAGTTGCCTTAAACTTAGTGTACAAATACTTCTTCTCCTTTTGAATACGTCTTAGGAATGCATAGTAAATAATCTGAGTGAAGTATGCGAAAGGGTTTTGAGTTTTATCAGGATTAAAGTTGTGCATATATCGTAAGCAGTTCTCAATACCATCACCAATCATATCTTCCCTAAACGTGTAGTTGATAAAGTTTGGTTTAAATGATAACCTATTAGCAATCAGTGAGATACACTCAGCAATATAATCTGGAACTCTAGGTTTATCTTTGCCTTGCTCCTCTGCTAATATAATTGATTCTTGATATGCAACCATTGCTGCATAAAAGTCTGGGTTGTTTACATAGTTTTTTTTCTTTGCCATAATATTTCCTTTAATGAATACTTGTGTTTGCAACTCCAATAATTGCTTGAACTATTTTACCTTTAATTGTATCTGAATAATCTTCGCCAATTTCGCCAGTATGTTCTATTATTCTCATTTCTTGTAAAGAACCATAATAATAATCTATCATATCATCAGTTGCTTCTGATACTGCTATAATATGTACGAACCTAATTTCTACAGTAGTTTTCTCACCAAATAATGGAATCCATGATGATGAGAACATTTGCATCTTATGGGTTTCCAGATCCTCAACCATTGATAATTGTAATGGGTTTAAGACTTCTAAGTCATATGTCTCTTCATCATAACTCAACACTTCTGCCATCACAGTTTCACCACTTGATAATTTAATAATACTAACTGTCATAATTTAATCTTATATTGTATAAAGAGTACTCAAACTCTTCAGAGTTATACATCTTAATCCTAATAGCAAAATGCTTTAAGGTATGGTTATGGTGAGACTTCCAACTTAAATCATCAGAGATATCATATAACGTTGCTTGTTCTTTGCTATCTCCCTTTCTCAATACACGTCCTATCGACTGAAGATTTCGTATGCGACTTTTACTAGGAGAAGCAAATATAATGTTATGAAGATTGCGAATGTTGATACCAGTAGAGAACGTTCCGTAAGAGGCAATAATGATTGCATCTGTTTCTTTTTCTGTGATTGCTCTAATCTCTTCTCTTTCATCTGCGTCTACACCTCCATGTACAAAAAATACTTTTCTTTCATCTTGACACTCACCCTTAATTAATTCGTATAGTATTTTACCATGCTTTTCAACGTATTGGAATAATAATAGTGTATTCCCTTTTCGGGTAATTGTCAAGTTTTTGATGAAATTATTTCTATGAGTATTACTTACTATGAAATCCATCTCCTCTTGATACGTTGCCTTCTTCAAACGTTTTCGTTCATCCTCTGGATATTTTAATATAAGACATTTGATCCTAAACTCAGCAAGAGTATCATTATCAATCAACTCTTTAGTTGTGATAACCTTCATCACTGGACCAAACAACCCTTCTAGTACAAGTTTATTTGTCTGAGTATCATCTAACGTTCCAGTAAAACCGAATCGGTATTTACACTCGGGCATTTTCTCCATAATCTTAGTTAAGGAGTTTGCTTTGAAGAGGTGTGCCTCGTCCCCTACGATCGCGTCAAACTGGTCAAAGTATTTTTTCGGGAGTTTGTATATGCTCTGCCATGTGGAAATAAAAACCCTTGCAGTAGGATGCTGCTTATCCTGACCCGCCATTATCTTATGAGTTTCGTGAAACGTACCATCTGAATAATCAGTAAAATCACTATCCATTTGAGAAACTAAAGAAGTAGTTGGAACGATGACTAAAACCTTCTCACATTCCTTTCTTAAATAATATTTCAGTAGTGAGTAAATGATAAATGATTTACCAGATGCAGTCGGGGATAGTATTAATGCTCTGTTCTTTCTAATAGCATGAGCAACTGCACGCAACTGATAATCTCTAGGTTTGAAACGTTTCTCAGTTAAGTATTTCTCAAGTCCATTCAACGGGATATCCATTGTATCTTCAAGACCATCGTGTATGTTTACTTGATAATCTCTATCCTTAGCGAACCTCTTAATATGGTCTAGTAAACCAACATAGATTTGCATAGAATTTACATTGAACAATCTTATTTTACCATCCCAAATCTTATTACGAACAGCAGGCATAAACTTAGCACCTGGAACTTCAAACGTGAAAAATTCTGAGAGTTCCATAGCAACTCCACGATCGCATTCGAGTTTCAGATTTACTTCGTCTTTCTTGTGTATCTCAATAATATCCATTAACCACCTGAGGTGAATTTCGCCCAATCAATAGCAGACTTTATTTGGAATCCACGGTTGTTTAAACTTTTAATAATTGAGTCAAGGTAAGAAACCTTTTCCTCTTGCATTGCTACTTTGATAGTAGACTCAATAAACAAATCATCTGACTCAATATACGTGTTCACTTCATTCTTCAATAACTTCTTAAAGAATTGCTCTCTATCTAATTCTGTTAATTCGTGTCTGTCTAATTCCCCAAGATAATACTCAAGCAACGTTCTATGAATTTTCTTATGCTTTCCCTTCAACTTAATAAGTTGTACACGTTCTCCCATATAGTATTTGAGATACTTATTGTGGACTTGGGGGATTTTAGCACTGGCAGTGCCTAATTCGGTTTCGTCTATCTTTGAGTCTTTATTCCACTCAGATACAATTTGTTCAATGTTCATAATATAATTATACCCTATTACTCAGTAAAAGTAAAGTACACACGTTTAAAATAAATTCTTAAATAATTTGACCAATCACCACTTTCGTAGTATAATAGAGGTGTTGCCTCTTTGATATAATAGTAACTGTTATGTTATTGTTACTAATTCGTAAGAACGATAATTAAATGTAACATCACCAGTTAAATATTCTACGTCAGGTTGACTGACATCAAATTCTAAAGATGCAATATTAGTAGGATATAAATCAATAAACTTAACTTCTATATTAGGTTTATACTGAGCAGTAGTAATAATCAATGATGCATCAGAATATGGTTCAGTTAGTAATCTTCTTTGGTCATAATTGTCAGGGAAACCTAAACCAGTCATCCAATCAAAGATCTCTCGATAGTTCTTCATATCTTCATCAATTTTAAACTTTAAAGTTAAATCACCAAAGTCTAATTTATCACCAGCAATAGGTAATTTATTGAATGGGTTAGTTACTGTTTCAATTCTGCCAAGTGTCATATCTGGGATATATGCTGAAGTACAAAAATAATTTACGTGTGGAAGTTTCTTGATTAAGAATTTAAATCCAATTGGGGATAGTAATGATTTGTTTGTAGGTTCTGTTGGCATATTATTTTCCTTGTACTATATTTATAATGCGAAAAAAAACCCCAACCGAAGTCAGGGTTTTGTCTAGGTTTAACTAGAGATTACATTAAGTTAGTAACCTTAGTCAAACGGTAGTAGATGTTACCATCGCCTGTACCTAAACGTGCCGCAACACCGTTACCGTCATTAGTAGCAAACGGATTTGCAACCATACCGTAACGAGTTTTGAAACCGATTTTAGGTTGGAACGAATTCTCACCAACTGCACGAACCATTTGTAATGGAACATATGGACAGTAGAATAAACCAGCATCGAATGCAGATGAACCCTTGTAACCCATAGTGTAGTAGTTGTTAGTAGCATCTGAGAAGTACGGATCAATGTAAACTTTGATACGACCATTCATTACACCAGCAAAAGTATTACCAGTATCATCTACTTGTAAGTTATTACTAATCGCAGGAGCGTAATCTAGAACACCAGCCATTTGAAGTGCAGAAGCAACATCAGATGAAGTAATCATAATATTACCCTTACCACGACGAGTTGACTTAGCAATTTCGTTAGCATCACGTTCGATTTGGAACATAAGACCTTTGAACTTCTCTACAGACCAACGACCATTAGAATCAGTATCTAAGTCGAAAGTACCTGCAGCAGTAGTGTTCTTTTGAGCACCAGCAACAGCAGAGTAGTTAATTGTACGAATTACTTCACGGTTAATCTCTGAAAGGATTTCAGCAGATAAGATGTTAGATAATTCAGTCTCAGCATCTAAACCATGTACTGCTTTAAGATCTTGAGCAAGTTCCATAGTGTATTCTGCTTTCAACGCACGAGTAACTGCAGTAACTGCAACTTTCTCGATTGAGAATGCCATCTCGTTGAAACCGTTATTAGCAGTATCACCAAGTTTTTCAGCATCAGCAGTAGACATACCAGTTTCAACAGTATAGCCAGAACCAGAAGCACGATCCGAAGGATCAGAACCAGTTTGAGCAGTACCTGCAGCACCGTTAGCAACACCTAATGAAGCAGTATTACCTGACGCAGATGCAGAGAATGAAGTATTTGCTTCATTGAACATTGCTTCAGTACCACTTTGCGAAGTGTACTTAGAACGCATAGCAAAGATAAGTCCAGTAGGACCAGTCATTGGTTGAACACCAGCGATATCATATGCAATAAGGTTAGGCATAGAACGACGAACTAGTGAGATTAACACTGGATCGAAGATATCTACGTTACCTGCAGATGCAGTAGATGAAGAACCACCCATAGCGTTTGCAGGTGATGCTTCACCTAGTAAAGTAGGGGCAAACATGCCACCTTGATTAGACTGCTCACGAGCAGCGATTTCTTGATTTTCTAAAAGAGTAGCAATAGTTGCCTTTTTATGAGAATCCGTAATTGAATCTAGTTCAGGATGCTCTAAAACCGGCTGCCACTTTTTTAGCAAGTCGTTTGATTGAGTCATTTGTTTCTCCTTTTATTTAAAATTAACTTAACGGATGCTTTTAGTAATAGCACTCATATAAGCAGACATTTCTGGATCAACAGATGTTACATCATTATCAATTTCCAGAGGTTCATCATCAAGGTCTTCAGTAATTACTTCTTCCGTTGGGAAGTAGTTTTCCTTAAGAGTTTCAAGTTTTTCTACATAAGAACCAGCATCATCAAAATCTACACCCTCAGCGAGTGACTTCAGTTTGATTGCTTGTGATTCAGTTAAACCTTCAGAAACAGTTACTAGAATCTTGTCTTGACTAGACTCAGCAATATCTTTCTTAAGTTCAATGTTCTTTTCCATTTCTTCATTAAGCGAAGTTTCAAGTTCTTCTAACTTAGTAGCCATTTCATTAACTAAGTCGACTTTATCTTCAGGGATGTCAATATAGTTTTCTGTGAATAAGTCTTTAAGACCTGCCATAAAGTTTTCAGTAATTTCGTTCTTGATGCCTTGTTCAACAGCAAGTTCGTTTTCCTTCATCCATTCTTCAGAAACATATTCCAAATAGTCATCTAACTTAGTAGTTAGAGATTCAGTAATTTCTGCTTTCTCAACTTCTAGTTCTGCTTCCATGTCAATAGTAACTGACTCTAAAATGTCATTTACTTTAGATACGATTGCCGACTCAAAGATAGTAGT